TGTGAAAAGGAGGGGGGGGCGGTACCTGAGAATCCCGGGGTAGCTGCCCCCGCTTTTTTGTTTGTGTCGAGCCCTATACGAAGGGGCTCATCTTGCGTCGGATCTTTCCTGTGCGTCGCGCCATAGCTCGGGAGATCTCCTTCTTGGCTATCTCGGCCTTCTCGAGCCACACATTAAAGCTACTATCCCCGATGAGCATCAGCCACTCTGCAAAGGCGCGGCACACCAGGAACTCGTGTATCCAGTTCTCCGCATAGGTGAGCGTATGCCGCGACATGAGCGAAGGCACAACCATATTGAGGGTGTACTCCTCTCGCTCTGTGTCGAGCACGTCGTCACGTTGGTTTATCTCGCACCCGCAGCCCTGGTCCTCCAGCAGGGGGGAACGTGTGTAAGGGTAGAGTGCTTCCTGGATCTCGCTGAAAGAAAGGTCCAGCACACGAGCAATGCGATCGACGTTGCCCTCCTCGCCTATATCAAAGGTAAGATGATTGTCTACGTCGGGTTGCTTGTCCGACTTGGCCACGCCATAGATATAAGCGATGTTGCGTATATCGTATATGAGCTCATCTGTATAGAAGGTGAGCGCAGCCCGCTGGTGATCTCCGTCGAGGCGTTCCGTAATGAGGCGGGCGTTAAGGTCATGAAGGTATGTTCGTCTCTCCATTATTCGTAGGGGTTAGCTGGTCGGGTAGGGCGTATGCGTCGCGATGAAGCCTGCTTCATCTTGTCGAGGTCAGCTTGTGCGAACTTGCTGTATGCACTTGCCATTTCGTCCTTCATCAGTGCGTACCACTCCGACAGGCACGTGTGGACCAGGTAGTGGTGGATAGACTCCTCTATATCCTTGACTGCTGGGAGGAAGAAGTTGTCGGGGAGTCGTAGCGAGAAGGTGAGGGCCTCTTCGTCCTTTGGCACATTGTCTACGGACGTCGCTGTATTCTCCTCTGTGAGGTAGAGGTGCAGACGCTGACGTAGGCTTGCGTCGGATGCTTTGACCGCACGAAGGATAACCTCGCGACTCTCTCCCTCTACGTCAAGCTGAGACAGGCTTACCGCCCGTGCGTCTTTGTCTTGCGATAAGTCGGCCTCCCCAAGAAGGTGCGCTTGCAGGGCCACCTGGTAGTAGACCTCGGGGAGCTTGATGGTAATAGTTACATTCTGCATATTAGCTTAGGCTCTTGTGGGTGCAACTGGTGGACGCTTGTAGTGCAGCTTCTTTAGCATAGCGGAGAGGTGCGTGCTCGCCTCCTCGGCAGCTGGCGCGCTCCCCTCGGGATAGCTTGTCCGATACCATTCCGACAGCACAGCCATAGTGAGGTAGCTGTGTATGCCAGCTTCTATTGCTGGGATAGCTCCGTCGTCGAAGCGAGTGCTCACGCTGAGCTTCACTACGAAGTTCTCTCCCAGCTCTACGGCACGCCCCACAGACAGGGCGGGGTACTCCTTGATGTACCCACGCATCCCTCCTATCAGGGCGTTCACCGCTTCTCTCCAGTACCGCTCCAGGAGCTCACGGCTGCTATCCGTAGGGAGCAGTCGGTCGTATGCCGTGGGGTCTTTGTCGATGAGCTTTGACGCTTGGTAGCTGGCACTCTTCTTGACCTCATTATACACCAGCACCTTGCTTACATTCAGTGTGATCTCTTTCATATCCTTATCCTATTAAGCCTCGGAGCAATGGTAGCCACAACTTCCTCGACACCCACGCACCGAGTAGCACCGCAATAGCGAGGAGTGGTGCAAAGGCTTTGAGGCGCATAGCCTGCCACGCTGTGAGCTTGGCGGGTACTTCCACGTGCCTTGTGATTGTCTGAACGACGCGCACGCTATCGACACGCCCTGTGTTAATAGTATCATGGACAACTCTCTCGCGATTGCGATACACGACCTTATCCTTGTAGATGGTATCGCCTGCTTGCCTCTCGGAGACATACACGCTGTCGTGGATGTATATGCTATCGATGCGCAGCCGATCGCGCCACTCTATTCGGTCACGCCACTCCGTGCGGGTGTTCTCGATCGGGAGCACCCTCGGGGAGCAGGAGGTGAGGAAATAGCCCAGCAGTGCCACGGCCACGACCACGATAAGCGTCTCCCACCACTCTAATCTATTCGTTTTCATATCTCTTCTCTGTGTTTAAGAGGAGGGGCGAGGCTCTGCACCCCGCCCCCTATCTGTTAGTTATCCCCCTCCATTTGCTGGCGGAGGGCTTCATCGTCCTCCGCCTTCCACTGCTTCTCGAGGGCGAGCGCCTCCTCCTCGGGCGTAAGCACCCACAGATGGCCATCATCCTTTGGGCAGTAGCCGAAGCGGACTACGATGCTATGCTCGGCATTGACGTACAGGCAGCCAGCTACCTCTTTAAGTTCAATCTCCATAGTTATATCGGTTATCGGAAGGTTAGTGCGAAGCCCTTGGTGGTGGCTTTCTGTGCATACGCTCTCGCCTCGGTGGGGTGCGCCGTCTGCCAAGCACTCGCAAGCGTGATGCCCTTACCCGATACCTGCTGGAGGTTATCGACTAAGTACTTCACGCTCTCCACGGAGAGGTTGGTACACGCGGAGAGGTCGAGGTCTACCTTAAGTCCCTTGATGCGCACCTCCTCGAGCGACGAACAACTGCTGAACATTTGACCTGTTGCTTGCGATCTGGTGAGATCTATTACACCCGTTATAGATGTGAGCCTCGAACAGCTGTTGAACATGTACTCTGTATTCATTAGCTCTCCTCCTGAGAGGTCGAGAGATACGCTCTTCAGCAAGCTGCAGTTATAAAACATCAGCCTCGAAGTCGTCGCTTTCGGAGCGCTGCCTATGGTAGCCGTCATCAGCGATTGGCACCCTTGGAAGATCCCGCTAATGTCAGTCGCTTTAGGGATGCTGCCTATTGTGGCCGTCGCCAGAGCCAAACACCCCGAAAAGGCCGACGTAGCACTCTGCGCCATGGGGATGTCTGGAAGTGAGACGTCGGTCAGAGCGGAGCAACCATTAGCAAGGCTGGATACGTTAGCTGCATTTTCTATACCTCGCACCTCTGGCAGCTTTGTTAGGTATGGGTTGTTTGCGAAGCAATAGCTAATATCTGCTGGTTGATAGCTCTCGGAGAGTTGCATCGTCGGGAGCCATGTATCTTTCCATGCATTGAACTGTTGCGATTTAAATATGATCGGCACGTAGGTCGATAGTTCTCCGATCTTCGCCTCCAGCACTTCCAGTCCGTCGCCTTCGGTGACCTGCACCCCCTTGGATCGCAGGGCGTTGATTATCTTGCGTCGGTGGCTATCCAGCTCCATGAGCTGATCTGCCGATAGGGTCTGTTCGTTCATCGGTGCATCCTTTCCTTTGTTGATACGATAGAGGTACTGCGTCGTCGTGGCGTTTATGATTGCATACTGCGCTTCGGTGAGCTTGGTGGTATCCTTGGTGGTCTTGCGGTAGGAGTCATAGGCGCTGTCACCCTTTTCACCCTTTGGCCCAGCAGGGCCTGGAGGGCCAATAGGACCACGCTCACCAGCAGGTCCTCTCTCTCCAGCAGGACCAGTTGGCCCTTGAGGGCCTGGAGGACCTTGCGGACCTGGGATCCCCTGATCGCCCTTTGGTCCTGGGTCACCCTTTGGGCCTTTCTCTCCTGGTGCGCCTGGAGTACCAGGTGTACCAGGTGTTACTGCTCCTCCTCCATTCTTAGGGATCAACTCCTCCGCAAACTGCGCCTCCGTCTTGGTGTACCCATGCTTCACAAGGATCTCATAGGCACTCGCACCACGGAGAGCTTCCAGCACCTTGGCTGTTACCTTTACAGGAGTTTCGTTGCTCCCGTACTTAGTTATCTTGCAGATGGGTATCACCACCTCGTAGTCGTGGTAGCCGTCGCTATACGCGTCGTCGGGGATGCGCCCATTAGCCGTCATCACACATACGCCTAAGCCGAGGCGTCGCGTAATATCCGCGGTCATCTCGACGATAAGCGTGTTGCCACTTATACTCACGGGTGGCGTGGCACAGAGTGCAGTTCGCCCGTTCGTCACACTCACAATGAGGTTCTCGAATAGGGCTGGGTCGAGCACCTCTCCCGACGGGTCTTTGATGAACTCTACTGGGATGAGCTTGTCTGTGCCTCGCTGGACAAGCTGTAATGTCCCCTTCGTTCCTGCTTCTGCTCTTCCGAATAGGCTCATAGTGTATTGGGGTTAATAGGTTTCTTCATCGTCATGTATCTCTTCCCGTCGTACTCCAGCACCTGCCCTCGTGGCTGCTTGTTTTTGCCTGCGATGGATACGTGTATCCACTCGCTACGCCCCTTGGGGTGCTCCCATATCAGCTGGTCGAAGCCCCCATGATCCCAAATGATATGGAGTAGCTTCTTCAGTAGCTTTCGGTCGTGGGGTACGATGTCGGCAGCTTGCCCCATAGTGTGCTGGCTTTCGGGCTTGCCACCTACGGCAGCATTAAGACCCTTGTCCCCACCCGAGCGGAAGCCCGAGGTGACAATGATAGGATGCCCCAGCTCCTCGCGTACCCCGTCGAGATACTCCATGAGCCGCTCGAGGTACATGATCTGATCCTTGTTTGGATCATTGGGTATGCCGAGACGGATAGCGGTGTCGCTATGCGTCATCTCGGATAGTGAAAAGTACTTGCTCATAGTCGTGTCGGTATTACTCTTCTCCTTCTTCTCTCTTTACTCGCTCGACAAAGATCTCTCGGATCTCTTCGACGTCCTTGTTGCGTATCGCATTGGCACCCTTTACGAAGCGTCGCATACTCTTCTCCATGCTCTGCGTGACGTTTCTGGGGCTATTCTCCCAAATACTCGTGAACTCCGTATGTATGATAAGTAGCGTAACGAACACAGATACGTATGGGAGCTCGTGCATGTGAACGTATGACCACGCATCAGACATAAGGAAAAGCCCATCGACAAAGCCTGCAAGAGCTACAAAGATGTAGTACATGACAAGTCTGAGGATGAATGAAGCGTAGCCCTTGCTGGACGCTCCGTTCCCGAACTTCTTAGCCAGCTTCTTGGGGTCCCCCTCCAGCTTACCCTCGCTTACGATAATGCGAGCCTGCTTTTCGTCGAAGCGTTTGTCTCGCATAAGCGCAGACGCAAGGTCAAGGAAGCGGGCGATAGTCACACTCGCATAGCAGAAGATACCGATGACCGCTGCGTGCGTGATCTCCGTCTTAGAAAAGGCGTCAGGGTCGAAGAAGTCGATAATACTCATAGTCTTTGGTTTTGGTTGGTTAGGTTGGTGCTGGTTAATAGTTGTCTCCGAATACTAAGAAGGTGAAGTCAATATCGCTATACAGCGTATTGTCGTACTTCGTGTAGACCTCGAATGAGTTGGTTGTTATTTTGCCTGCCTTTGCGTTGTGTCGACCGTTGCCCGCATCCATACATAGCACGGAGTATCGTGTGTGTCCGAGATCGTGCCTAACGGTGTATGTGCCGTTTCCCGTTCGGCTGATGCTCATTCGGTCGGCACGTGCTCCCCACTTATGCTCAAAGCTCACGTTTCCAGCACTCACACGCCCCCCGAGGAGTGCCCCAGGGATGTCGATGTCGCCACGGATCTGCACAATGGGCTTGTTTACCTTGTTTGAGATACGCACGAAGCGAGGGCTTGCACCCCACATGCCCATGAAGAAGAGAGCCCCTTCGTCTCCGATGTAGACGCGGCAACGTTCGTTACGTGTGTCGTTGAACTCGAGCGTGCGGAAGTCGTGGGTATAGGTATCAGGGAGCTTGCCACCAAATAGCATTGAGGCAATACGCAAGACCTTGCCGCCTTCCATCACCTCCATCTGACCCCAATGGCCAGTGCCGTCGTGGTTGATCTCCACCACACGCTTCTCGCCTGTAGTGCCGAAGCCCGTCACGCCAGCCGCAAAGGCGGGCAGAGAGGTGTTAGCAGATCCTGCGAAGAAGCTACGCACCTGCTTTGTCCTCGGGTCGCGTGCCCCGATGAAGCTCGTGAGGACAAGCCCGCCATAGATGTCGGTAGTGCCGTCGGTGATAGCACTGCGGAGGTAGTCGAGTAGTCGTGCATTGTCCTCGATAGCCTTTACCTTCTCGTCGGTATAGCTCTTCGCCTTGTTCGTCGCCTGGTTGGCTGCGTTGTCGGCATACTTACGTACCTCTCCGTCTTTCCTTTCAGCTTCGGCTACTGCCTCACTCTTGGCTTGTCCTGCCTTCCCGTCGGTGTAGCTCTTTCCTTCGGTGTGCTTGCTGTCGGTGTAGTTCTTCGCGCCCACAAGGGTAGCCGATGCCTGGCTGTCGATACGCTTGGACGTAGTCTTGTCGCCAGCGTCAGCGTATTGCTTTGCGCCATTGAGTGCCTCGCCTGCCTTCCCGTCGGCATAGCCCTTAGCCTCTACCGATGATATGTAGTCGTCCAGGCGCACCCAGTGCAGGGCGTTGAAGGTTGTAGAGGCCTCCTTAGCGAAGAGTGTAGTCCCTCGTGGGTAGTTCACGCCTCCGATAGAGTTGGCTTCTGTCATCACCCAGCTGTCCCCCACCTGGTAGGAGGTGGGCTTCTTTAGGTGTGTGGTCGTCTTGCCGTCGGCTGCTGCCTTGGCTTCCTTGGCAAGCTGCAACGCTTTCAGGCTGTCGCTGTCTACGATCTCCTCCCATGTATAGGAAGGTGTGTATCTCCAGCTCTTCCCAGCGTTGGGGCTCGGTGACTTATCCAGCGAGGTGAAGGTGTCCCCGATGTGAGCCTTCTTGTCCTTCTCCGTCGTCCACTGCGACGTCGGTGGGGTAGTGGCAGAGGGCGCGCCATTGAAGTACCAATTAGATACCTTCCCGTCGAGCTGCTCCTGCATGCGCTCGAGCTTCGCATTCATTTCGGTCACTCCCGAGAGCCCCGTCGTCAGCTCACCTCGCAACGCCTGCACCTGCGCCTCGGTGTACTCTCTCCCTTCCTGTACCTTGCCGTCTGCATAGCCTTGTAGGTTGGCGATTACCGCATTAGCCTTATCCTCTAAGGAGCGTCCCGCCTCGGTGAATTTGCTGTCAGTGTAGCTTCGAGCACCTGACGACTTGGTATCGACGTAGCTCTTGAGTCCGTCGGTCTTGTCGTCGGTGTAACTACGTGCCTGCCCTAAGATGCCCTCGAGTATGGTGTCTGCATCAGGACCACCGCTGGCACCTCCTCCCGTGAAGGATACCTTATACCCTCGGATCTCCTTACGCACTAAGTCGATGACGAACTCCCCGTCAGGTGATATGAGCTTGTCGATGCGGATAGCTGCCGCTGGTATCTCCACAAGCCCGTACAGAGGTGTGAACACTCTGTTGGGTAGCGAGCTCAGCATACCGACAAGCAGGTGGTAGTAGCCTTCCTCGCCTTCCATAGGCTTGAAGCCATCGCTGGTGACGAATGTCCCCGTGTTGTCGGTCTTGCTACATCGTGCATACACATAGAGGTTGCGTACTGCATCATCTACATCCACCTCGATACCTGGTACGTCCCACGTCTTGTAGTCGGAGAGTGGTCGGTCGGGGCGTACCCCTTCGATTCCCATGGTGAGGTGGCGAATGACGCCAGCTGGTACGGATAGCTTCTTATATGTATTCGAGTAACGGACCACATGCTCCACACGTCGTGCGCTCGTAGCCGACTCCACAAAGAGCCACTGCAAAGAGGGGTCACCCTGGAGCAGACGAAGGACACGTGCCGTAAGTGGGCTGATGCTGTCATTGAGCTCAGTGCGTATTCTGTGCTCGATATTCGCCTCGGGCGGCAGGTGCTTTGCAGGGAGTAGACCCTCGGAGTCGAGCGGAGCAATGCCATTAGGCTCACCCACACGATCACGCAGCTTCTCTACCTCGGTGCGAAGGCTCGCCAGCTCAGCAGAGCCCACTCCGCCACCTGGAACACCTGGGTAAGGGCTTGGATCAGGGCGCAGCTCCGTTACGTCGTTGCGTGGTGCATAACCCCATCGGAGTCGATGCTTATCCCACAAGAGCTCCTTGCCGTCGACAATCACATAGTCGCCTTCCACGCCTCCCTGTGGGAAGCGCGAATACACATCAAGCAGCGTAGCGAATACGCCTAAGTTCACAAGCCTTGCTTTCATTATTCCATTAGTGTCTTACTGGTTTCCATTAGCGCCTTGGCCTGCTCGCCATTGCCCAGCGTGAGCGCGGTGAGTGCCCCTGCATAGTAGACCACGGCCTCCCGCAGACGCTCACAGATCGCGAGCTTACCTTCTCGGATCTTAGGGCGAGGTAGGTAGCGAGCCTTCTCCACCTGGATAGACTCCCCAGCCTCACAGCTGTATAGCTCCAGCGTTAGCCCCTCGGGAGCTTGGATAAGAGCTACCACGGGCTTCTCGGGGCAACCTCGAACGCCTGAGAAGGCACTAAGCTGTAAAGCATAGCGTGGGTCGTCTTCATAGATAGGCTCTGTGACGTCCTTTCTCCAGTCACTCATACGGAAGGTGACAAGACGCAGGAAGTCGGCAGGGAGCGTCATCACGCCACGGCCATAGCCGACGGCACTCTCCCAGCGGATAGTACCCGAGAAGGGCAGACCCACGTCCAGCAGGTGGCGTGGGGCGTCGCGGTGGACGATGAGCGCAGCATCCTCCAGCTTGCTCTCGATGATCTCCTCGACACTGAGCGTATCGACGTCACCAAGAGAGGAAAGGGTGGCACTGGTGTTGTTCTCGTCCAGTGCCACCCTTACCGCCCGCTTCAATTCTTCGATAGCGTACTCCATGGAGGATTACTCCTTGTCGGTAGCGTCTGAGCCTTCAGCGTCATCAGTGGCAGAGGGTGAGACGTCCGTCCAGTTGATTTTTACACCTACGGACTCAGCTGCTTCTTCGATGGACTTACGTGATCTCATCTTAGAGCGGCCTACACCATAGTCAGTAGCGAGGGCTTCCTTAGCGTCGGACTCATTGGAGAAGGAAAGGACCACACCCTCGCTCTTCTCGGCATGGGCTTCTTCGGTCTTGTCTTCCTTCTCTACGGCCTCCGAGTTATCCGTGTAGTAGGGATCTTCCTCGAAGTAAGTACCGAAGTAGGGATGCGCCTCCAGCTCCGCCTGCTCCTCTTCATCGTCAGTTACGTATGCACTGCCACGCTCCATTTGAGGCTCAAAGGCAATGTGACGATAGGACGTAGCGTCACGGCCGAGGCTAAGGCTAAGGCAAGTGCCTGAGATATATCTTTTATTCATTCGTTCTTCGTTCGTTAATAATAAAGGAGGGGGCAGACACCAAAGGGCATCCGCCCCCGTCCTTTACAGACACATCACAAAAGACAACGGACACTCTAAGGCTTACGCCTTCTTCAGCTTGAGGCGAGCGTGAGCCTTTGGATAGCGGAGATACAGGCAGGCGATCTCCTGGATGACGGCTGCATCGGTATTGCGGATACCAGCTGCCTTCATGTCGAGGATATTACGCTGCCATGAGAGGAAGGTACTCTTGACGAGGAACTCGGGATCAAGAGCGAGACCGCAGTCGCTCATGCCGTTCAGGTCGAAGAGCTCATGATGCATGACCATGATTTCACCGAAGTCGGTGATCCAGGACTTGAACTGGAGATCCCACGACTCTACCGACTCCTTGAGGCGGAACTTGTCGCTCTTGATCTTCGAGAACGCTGCGAGCATTTCGCTACCGCAGAGGAGTACCTTGCGCTTGTTCCCGACGCCCGTGCCCACGAAGAGGTCCTTGGAGATATCTACAAGCTGCTCATCGGTGATGTCGGTGCGCTTTGATGCAGCGACGTACGTACCGACCTCGATGTCCTTGCCTGCCTGATACCAAATACCGCCCGTGAACCACGTGGCAGAGCCGTCCTTTGATGGGTGGACGATCTTGTTCTTCACACCGAAGAGGTAGGTATTCTCCTGTGCAAGACGCATATCGTAGATGCCATCTTCTTCAAGATCCGAGAAGTCCCACTTGACGTTCTTTGCAGAAATCTTGTCGATCGTGGACTGCTCGATTTGGATCATGAAGTTTTGGCAGTACTGCTCCTCGAAGGTGGGGACGTTGTTGAAGCGACCCGTCTGTGCGTCAAGCTCAGCGCAAGCCTTACCCATGCGGACGAGGCGCGTATTCTGAGCGATCTGCGGGACGAGGATAGGCTGGCCCTTTGCGTTCTTCGCACCATTGACAGCATAGACGACGGGCAGGTTGGTGCTGGGGTCACGACCGCAGACGTGGAGGACGAGGTCGGGAGCAGTACCTACGGGGTAAGCGTTACCCTTTTCGTCGAACTGACCCTTGACACCGACGACGCGGATCGTATCGTCGAGCGTGAACATGCTCCCGTCAGCTACCTCCAGCTTGACGCTGGCGTCGGTGGTCTGCTGTGCTGCCATCAGCTTGGCTGTGGTCGTCGAGATAGGACGAGTACCTACTGAGGGGTACTTCACTGCCATGCTGTCGATCTTGCGAGCTTCCGAGTATCGGCTGATCTGATCGATAGGGGTGGACATTGGGCGGATCTTCGTGATGCGATCGTCAATGGCCTTGGAATAGTAGTCGGGATCACCCTCAGCCTCACCCGTGGTGCGGTTGGCGATACCTTCGTTGCCCATTTCCTTGCCACCCTGGCCTACGGCTGCACCGCTATCAGTCTTACCTGCATCAGGAAGAGGACCGACGACAGCCATAGCACCACCCCCGAAGATGCCCGCCAAGAGGAGCAGACCCAGGTTTGAGATGTTAGTTACTACTTGCTTCTTATTCATTTTGATTTTGGTTAGTTGGTTGATATTACTCTCGCTTAACTCTCTTCATCTTGCCCTTGTCCCAAATGCTCTTTCGCGTTGCTGCTTCTCCAAGAGCACCCAGGTCGGGTGTGGGTCTTTCAGGGGTTGAGCCACCTCCTGAGAGGTTAGCCGTGCCGTCGCCTTCTTCGGGCTTACGGAGCTTCACGTCGATCTTCTCATTGCGCCCTGCCACGCGTCCCGTCTCCTCGGCCTCTGCCACTGCGTTGTCGTAGCCAATAGCCTTGAGTGCCATTTCGATAGTCTCGCGTGTGAACTTCCCGCGCACCCCGTCAGTGACAATGTTTTGGAGCAGCTCCATAGCCTTGTCAATATCTTCGTCGGGTACGCCTTCCTCCTGGAGCTTGTCAATCACGTTGAGAGACTCACCCAGGTTTTCCTCGTACTCCTTCTCGAGCTTCTCGGAGTTAGCGATGCGGTCGAGGAACTTCTGATTAGCCTCCGCGATCTGCTCCTGCTTCTCAGGATCTCCGATAGCGTCGGTAATCTCCGTTCCGAACGTTTCGACGAGAAGGACTGCGGGATCTTCGCCACCAGCCCAACGCGAGACGAAGCTCGCACTGCGGGGGTCACGGCCAAAGAGGACTGCGATCTCCTTCTCTCTCCCCTTGTATCCCTCTAACTGGCTTTCGTAGTCGTCGTAGTCGTCGTTTACACGACCAGCGAGGACTTCGTCGTCGTCCATATCGTCGTCGGGGTATTTGTCCTTCAAGCGCGCCTTGAGTCGGTCACGCTTGCTCACCTCGGCAGCGGGGGGATCTGCGGGTGTAAGGTCCTTCTGTTCATCTATTTCCATAAGCCTAATTTTATAGATGAAGCAAATCTATAAAGCACCCGCCCTAATGTTGTGACATATTGCGTATTATATATTGGAATTGAACCCTCTTCTGCGTATCTTTAAGGCATACCAAAATAAAGGAGAGGGCTATGCCAGGTAAAAGATCGTGTTACGAGTACAAGCACCGAGTGCTGCGTGAGATACTCTCGAAGTACCGAGAGGCTACTTCGATGTGCTTTTACATAAACATGAAGAACGTCGTACAGCATGTGAAGAACAGCGAGTACTCCCGCTTCTTCGTGTCCGAGGATAGGGCGGTGCGTGTCATTCAGAAGATGATACGCTTAGGAGGGGAATGCCCTATCAAGACGCCATCGACGCAGGAGATGTACGAAGAGATATACAAGCGTGTAATGCTACTTCTCAATAGCCCCGAAGGTCTATCTCTCGAGGATGCCGTAATACGAGTAGTCAATGCTCCAGCCCCCAAGCTCTATCTCTCCGACCGCAAGACCTACGAGAAGATTAACGAAGCCAAGCACCTATGCAAGACAAGACCAAAACGCTAAGCCTCGCCATCGCTCTACTTACATTCGTCCTCTATTTGCTCCCCATCCCACACGACAGCGTAGGGATATACAACGCGGGTCCATGGTGGGGGCGTTGGACCTACTCGCTTTTTCATGCGTCCATCTTCCACTGGCTGGTAAACTGCTGGTGCTTGCTCTCACTGGTGTTCTATATGGGCGTAACCGCACGACAGCTACTCACGGCTTATATCATCGCTTCGCTTTTCCCCGTGGCCACATTGTACGGGCTCTGTGGTGCGCACATACTCACCCTACCCACGACTGGACTCTCAGGAGCATGCTACGCTCTGATAGGTATGGTAACTCCCCAGGTGGCACGAAAACGTGAGTGGCTTACCTGGCTTGCCGTTGGCTTTGCCGTTAGCTGCATATTCCCTCTCATCAATCAATTCGTACACCTTTGGGGCTTCATCATGGGCCTCGGTATCGGATACCTCACTCAATGCGCGAAGAAGTAGCACGAATACTACAAGAGAATGAGCGACGGCTCGAAGCTCTCCATGCACCATTTAATCCCATCACGGGGTTAGGGTCTCCGCTGGAGCGTTTCGAGCTGCGCCTCTCTGACTTCGGTGCTATGCATGTGCAATACCTGCCTACCTCGATGAAGGATATACCACTCATCAAGCGTCTATCCAAGGCGGGGAGCATATCCCAATTCCTTGTTGAGAGGTACGGAGAGGAGACGGAAGAGAATAGGAAGGCACTCATTGAGGTGTTTCTCCGACTCAGGGAGAAGCATGATTTTTTCTTTTGGGCTGCGGTCCAGGCCTTCATCAAACGCAAGGGCGGTGGCTCGGACGTGCGTTTCAAGCTCAATCACCCACAGCGTAAGCTCGTTGAGGCTTTCGAGCGTCAGCGTCTTGCTGGTGCTCCTATACGCCTTATCCTGTTGAAGGCGCGTCAGTGGGGTGGCTCTACCGCCACACAGATATATATGGCGTGGCTTCAGCTGGTGCACCAGGTGGGGCTGAACTCCCTTATCGTCGGTCACGTCAAAGCCGCCTCTACCGAGGTGAGCAATATGTTCGAGCGTCTTATCAATGCCTACCCCATCGAGCGACTATACCCGATAGGGGCATCGTTCAAGCCCAATGAGCCAAAGCTCATAGGTATAGGGTCGGAGCGTAACGTCCGACGCATACCACAGCGTTCGTGCAATATCAAGCTGGGGACAGCAGAAGCCCCCGACAGCGCGCGTGGTGGTGACTACAACCTGGTGCACTGCACTGAGGTGGGGCTATGGAAGACCACCGAGGGGAAGACACCTGAGCAGATCATCCGATCCGCTTGTTCGGGGGTACTCTACAAGCCGTACACCATGATCGTGTATGAGTCCACCGCTAATGGTACGGGCAACTTCTTCCAGCGTGAGTATGATGCGGCCCGTCGTGGTGACTCGCAATTCAAAGCTCTCTTCGTGGCGTGGTTTGAGATCGAGCAGTACAGCCTTGACATACCCGACCGCGAAGCCTTCGCCACAGAGCTGTGGAAGAATAGGAAGGCGGACTATGCTGCGAGCGACCGAGCCGAGCCAGGCAAATACCTGTGGTGGCTATGGGAGCAGGGTGCTACCCTCGAGGCGATACACTGGTATATCCAGGAGCGAAAGAGCAAGAGCGACCACGGGGATATGGCGTCTGAGTTCCCCTCCGACGACATCGAAGCCTTCGTCCACTCAGGACAACGCGTATTCGACATGTACCAAGTGGAAGCGTTGAGGCCTACGTGTAAGCCTCCGCGCTTCGTGGGTGACGTCGTGGCCAATGGAGCGACGGGCGAGGACGCTATCACGGGCGTGCGCTTTGTTGAAGACCACCAAGGGCTATTTACTATTTGGGAGAAGCCCGAGATAGACCCGGGCGAGCGCATCACGAATAGATATCTTGTCGTGGTAGATATTGGTGGCCGTAGCCGCGGTGCTGACTATTCCGTCATCTGTGTGTTCGACAGACTATTCATGATGGATGGTGGTAAGCCCGTAGTCGTGGCTCAGTGGTACGGGCACATCGATATGGACAAACTTGCGTGGAAGTCTGCGCAGATCGCCAAGTACTACGACGATGCACTCCTGGTCATTGAGAGTAACACCCTCGAGACCAAAGACCCCAACCGCCAAGTGGACGGAGATCATTCGCACTTCATCCTCAATCAGATCAAAGACGTGTACGACAACCTGTATGCACGCCCGCAGTCTGCCGATGAGATACGCGACTCCGTGCCTCGCAAGTATGGCTTCCATACTAATGTGCACACGAAGCCTATCATCATCGACGTACTTATCACCTTCATCCGAGAAGGGCTATACGTAGAGCGTGACGAACGCTGCCTGAATGAATATATCACCTACGAGCGCAAACAGAATGGAGCATACGGGGCTATCCTCGGGAAGCATGACGACCTTCTGATGACGCGCGCCATTGGCTTGTACATCAGCTCCAATACGAAGGAAATGCCACTGCCGAAGATCATACAGGTAAAGACAGCAGAGCAACGACGGGCCGCCAGCAGGAGGTCAAAGCCCGTTAGCGAAGCCACTATATAGTATTAGCCCCGTGCCCAACCAACGTCGAGCACGGGGCTAATCATTTCACGTCCCTATCTTAGTTTGCCGTGATGGCTCGGTGAGCCATTTCTACGGCAGCTGGATCAGCCATAGCCATAGCCTGCTGCTGCATTTCGGGGCTTATCCCTTCGTGAGCTATGCCCTGCTTCATCTGCTCAGCCTGCGAGTCGAGGCTCTGCAAGAGCTTGTCCGCAAACGGGAAGTCACCTACCTCCAATAGCTGGTTGAGTGTGATCTGACCAGCCTTCCATACCTCGAGGAGGAACTCATTAGCCAGCTGCCGATATGCAGGGCTCGAGGAGCTCTCGGCAATAGAGAGGTCGAACTCAATATCACGGATCTTGCGGGGGTCATCGGGGAGTAGGCTCGAGTCATTGCCTGCGATATTCACCACGCGCTTCTCATCGTAGAACTGCTGAATGTTCTTCACATCCTTATACGCACCCTGGATCGTGAACGCACTAAAGCTATCCATGAGATCCACCAGCGAATTCGTCGCGTTCTGCGTCTGCTGAGCGTATAGGCTTGAGCTCATACCAGCAAAGCCTGGCTTCCCCTGCAATGCACCATGTACCCCTGATACATCTTCGAAGAGCTTGAGCTGTATATTCAGCAGCTCCCCGATGCCGATATTCGTGGCGTTGCTCGAGATCTGCTGAGGTAGCACCCCCTGCTTGTTGGGAGTAAAGGCGATTACCCCGTTGAAGCGACTCCACTCTTCCGCAAACTCCTCGGGAGTTGTATTGACAGGTATGCTATCCTCGGGGATAAGAAGTACCCCCTTCGCGCTCGATCGCATTACCCAGTCGTATAGCGTGATGAGGCGGTTGGTATATCGCTGCTGGTCGATGACGTCGGAGACAAAGGAGTGGATCTCCCCATCGATGAAGGGATAGGCCTTGAATACATAGGGGTGGCTCTTGTGGTGGTATGGGGTCTCTCCCTCCTTTAGGATATGGCCGAAGGGGCTGAGGTAGTAGAAGTACCAATAATCGTCTACAAACCACGTCGCCTCGATTAGCGGCACGTCCTCCTCGGGGATCCCTTGCTCAGCCGCCATCACCATACGATCTCTATTCACAGCTTCTACCATCTTCCCGTAGTCCTCCGTCTCGATCTTGTACACCTCCCCGTTGTTGGGGTCGTGGCACAAGTATCGCTCCTTCGTCTCCTTGCGCCATACCTCGATGACACGACAGCGACGCGGATCACGGCCTGTGAAGAAGTCGTAAGTACGCGCATCACTATACCCGAAGTCAGGGAAATCCGAAAAGTAACTGCTCACGAAATCCCCGTCACGTGCATAGCGGTAGATCTCACGCAGGCGTTCGCACTCATCACGGCTGCCAGCGAACTCTCGGAAGAGCGTTTGCAGGTCAATATCGTGGATCTCACCAATGATACTCACGTCCCACCCGCGCACGTCCTGCGAATTGGAGTCTAAGAAGAACATACTCGGATTGACAATGCGCGTCCAGCAGTCCAGCCGACCCTCACGCACCCCGTAGCTCTTATGCTGGACCGTTAGCCCGCTGATGACGAACTCCTCCATAGAGCGCGCTCCTATCTCGGTCATGCTATTGAGCTGCATATTGTACTGGAGGATAGTGCTCATCGTCTCTCCGAGTCGCTGCTCCTCTCTGTCTCGTGCCACGCATACGGGCTCTTTCGTCTGCTTGAGGTATGCCCCGAGGACGTTACGCACAAGGCGACGGATGAGGTTGTTCTTCAATGGGACGCTACCTTGCTCCATGATATACTTCTCCTCGGTCATCGTCTTGCCGTCCACATTGACGACGTCCTTCCACTGATCCCCGTAGGTGTACCGCTTGCACCGCTCGCGATCCTTCCTGAAACGTGACATGGCATCCCAGCTACGACGCGCCTCGAGGAGCACGCCCATAGCTCGGTCGTACTCCCCGTGATGCTTGGTAGCTCCAACGGAGTCAATCTTCTTTTGCCCGCCAACCTGGCTCAGCCGACGTAGCTTCTTAGTGTAGGTATTCATTCGCTTCTCTCTTATTTCATTTGGCGCAGCTGGTTCACCAGTGCCTTCTTCTGTTTGTCAATCTCTGCCTGTAACTCCTCTGCCTCCTTGGGGTCGGTAGCCTCCTTCAGAGCCTTCTGCATCTCCTCGATCTCCTTGCTGAGGTCTTCGAAGAGTAGTGCACGTTCATACGACTTGGTGTTCACCAGCTCGTCGAGCTTCTTAGCGTAGTCCGTGGAGTCGCTCTTGCCCTGCTCGAGATCGCTCTCGTAGGACTTACCCAGGCGCAGGACTTCCTTGGCCTCTTCCTTGAAGTGGTAGTACGTGTTATTGACATTGCGCATATCGTTGCGCTCGTCTGCTCCGTCAAGGAAGCCTGAGAGGATAGGCACGTCACGCATCGAGAACTCACGATCACCGAAGGCGGTCTCGCTGGACTTGATTATCTGATCGGCCGCTGTGTAGAGTCCACCGAAGTACCCCTTGAGCAGGTACTCCAGCTGTGCTGGGTTGATATTTACCCTCCCCTGCTTATAGTCGTCGCCACCCGAGAGTGCGTTCAGCTCCTTAGTGAGCCACACATACACACCACCTGTTGACTTGTAAGCCTTAGTCCAGTCGGGCATTGCTTTATTGTAATCGGTATCCTTCCAAATAGGGCTCCCCATCCAGCTGTGGTTAGTCAGTGCCTCGACGGCGGGCTTGAAGATGCTTGGTGTAAGCGCGTGGATTGGCCCCGAGTCGTCCATGAGATCAAGTGGCATTATCTGAGACAGCTGCCCAGCGATGGTGTAGGCTACCATCCAAGCATCTTTATCTTCCTTCCCTGACATGTAGCTCATGCCGAGCTCTCCAATGCCGAAGATAGCGCGGGCTTCCTGGGGTAGAGGGATCTTCACAAGCACGTCTCCTACAAAGAAACAGATATTATTACGCCTTACATAGTCGGGTAAGTTCCAGTATCTGTCATCATCGTCACCACCCGTGAGTGCTGGCAGCACCGTCTGAAGAATACCGAGAGCGAGGAACGTGGCGAGATATGCAGCGCCCTTCTTAGGGTTTCTCTTTACAGCGCGTGCGATATTCACCGACCCTTGGATCGATACGTTCCAGAAGAGGTATAAGCTACGCCCCGTACCTGAAAGGTACGCTGCAGCCTTACCTTTACCCGTCTGCGTATGTGCATCATGGAATGTAGATCCAGCCCCCTTCTTGTTGAAGTTCACGGTCATCTCCTTTGCGTCATAGATAGATCGGTCGATAGTGCGACCCATCTGCCTACTCGTCAGGAACGCAGCGAAGCGTGAGAGATCTTCGATACCTCGGTTGGCAAACTCCATAGTATCACCCAGCAATCGGAACGCCTGCTTGGGGCTAATACGTCCTCCCGACTCCTTCATCATACGCTCAATCTCCTTCTTATGGCGGTCCATGCTACGGAGCTGCGAGTAGCCCGTCTCACCACCATTTGCCATGAAGAGCTTAAACGCGCGGTGCGTCTCGTTGGACATATCCAGCTTGTCGTGCTCATAGAGGTGGACAAGCCTGTGCATCTGCCCTGCGAGCTTGGCTACGTTGGCGTGGTAGGTCATTGCGTAGGTGGGTGACTCCTTGACCCACGCAATAGTGTTAGCGTATATAATATCTCGGATGAAGTTCTTCACCACGAAGTTCGGGCTAAGAGACGTATAGTAGCCTGCGAGCTTTCTATTCAAAGCTGCACCAGCTTTGAAGATCGGACCGATATCTCCACTGACATTGCCATCAGGATTGGTCAGCCCATTGACCGCCATTGCCACACGTGGGTCGCCATTGACGGTGATGACGATGTCACGACCTCCTCGCTTGACTATGATTTGGTGCTGCATCTCCTTTGCCTTGCCGACGACGCGATAGGGGATAGAGGGCTGCTCGCTTGCCAGCTTGAAGAGCTCGGGGTTTTCACGTTGGCTTTTGCGCATCGCTTCCTCGAACTCCTGCGTCTTGCGGATCACCTCCTCGCTCGTGTCGTTGGGATCGAACTCAGGGAGCACGGCATCCCAGGTCTTAGTTGTGTTGTTCCACTGCACCCACAGCTTCTGCACGCTGAATAGGTCGCTGGGGTTGTTCTCTACGAAGTTCAGGAACTTCTGACGCACCAGCTTATTGCGGTTGCTTTGCAGGATAGCCGACTCCATCATGCTGGCGATGTGTGCGAGCGGGTCCTCTGCCTTGCTGCTACGGCCCTTAGCTTTCTTCAGCGTGGGGGAGAAGGCGCGGTCGCGGTCACCGAGGTAGCTATACGCCTCGTCGCTGGTCGTCTCATCGAAGCCTCGCAGAGGTATGTAGTACCCGTACATGTTGCGTACGTGCTCCAGCGTCTCTCTACTCATAAGCCCTCCTTCGTACTGCTTTGACAGCGGTGCGTCGGTAGCCTTGTTCGTGAGATCCCATAGGTCGGTGACGTCGTTCTCCTGCTCGAACTTCATAACCTCTTCGATAGCCTCCTCTTCGAGCGTCTGAATATCTACGTCGGGGCGATCAAGCAGTCCCGTAAGACCTGCATAGTCTCGCTCGCGGTACTCAGCATAGCTCGGTGCGTAGCGTGCGCGGATCTCGTCGTCGGTCTTGTGCCATACGTCAGCGGTAATACGCCCTTCGCGGTAGTCGGCTTCGTTTCTTAGGCGGTCCGTATCATTGAGGTACGCATCCCACAGACTGCTTGCCGTGAGCTCCTCGCCCTCGCCACTTTCCTTGACTGCCTTGTTGTATGCATCGACGTCAGCCTCTACGGCCTTTTGGAAAGCCATGACGCGGTTGCGTTCCAGCCCGTGCTTAGCCATCATGTAGTCCGTGACGTATGAGTGGTGAGCCTTCTTGGCAAGACGGCTTACCTCTTCCACCAGGGGCTCGAGCGCCATGCGGCTGTATGCAGCGGCCTCTGCTTGGTTTACGCTCGAGACTCTGTTCTCACCCATGTAGGCATTTTGATAGCCCTCGATCTCCTCGATGTACTTAGCATCACCCTTGGCTTGCATGATCATCTCCATAGCCTTCTTGAGCGAGAGCATGCTATCTTGGAGAGCCTCCTGCGTCTGATAGCTCGACTTCTGGATAAGTGCATCATAGGTAGCGGCCACCTTTACGGGGGCTATCTCGCCCTGGCGGAAACGTGCCTCTTCGTAGTTGCCTACGCCCAGCTTCTCCTGCATAGCTATATCCTTAGCCTGTCCCATAAGGCCATCGCCCTTCTTCATCTGATACGTGCGCCAAAGCATATAGCGGAGTTCGCGGTCGCTGATGTTCCAGCCTAACGCGAGCTTCACTCGGCTGAGGATATTGTAGAAGGCGTTGCGTACAACATTCCACAGGTCGCGTGCTTCGAGATCCTTGAAGCCCTGCTCGGCAAGCTCTGCGATATACTCCTCGGTGGCAAGGCGGGTGTTCCACCCGTATCTCTTGCTTCGCTCGACAATACCATTTCGCACGGCCTCGTTAGCACCTTCGAACACCTCGTCAAGGAACTTACCGAACTGGTCCTTACCGACAAGCTCCTGCAAGCCCTTGTGCCCTACTACCTCATGGAGGATAGTAGCTTCGACGTCATCTGCGCTCTCTGCATTAGGTAGCACCACTACCACCTGCCCCGTCTTAGGATCATACCAACCCTTAGCACCGCGCATTCTGTTCGTCTCGCTTTCATTTCGCCCTTCGATCTCTGCCGCATCGTGGATGATGCGCACGTCCTCTCCGAGGACTTCTGCCATGCTGGTGGCCACCTCTTCGAGATCCTGTATATCGAGATCATCTTGCTCGACTGCATTGTGGAAGTTGTATCGAATATCATCATTCATCCCGTCAAACGAGCCAGTATTCTCTGTGGCACTCTTGACCTGGGAGGGTGAGAAGACCGCGAAAGAGTCGACGCCAGCTTCAAATGCCATCATCCCATCATAACCAAGAGCCACAGCCTCTCTTTTGAAGAGTGGTGAATTGGTTATTTGATAGACCTTATCGGCTCTTTCTTTCGACACTATGTATCTGATGCTACTCTCACTTATCCCCGTGTCAAGAGATAGCGACCTGATCTTTCCTGATATCACATCGCCATCAATGTACCCTAAGTATAGGAGCTTCTTGATCTTGATAAACGAGGGATACATGACAGGGATATCTTCATCGAAAGTGAAAGCCTTTGCATAATACTCCGATGGCGTAAACCAATTAGGGGCTCCGTCCTTAAATTTGAAGAAACGTCTACTACTGACGCTCGTCCCATGATACACCACCATCGGCTCCCCGTTCTCATCTACTACCTTAGACGCATTTGTTGGGTCGTTCTCCCAGTCTCCGAACCACTCCTTGAACTCAGGCGTACGGACTTGTAGCCATTGCTTCTCTGTAAGATTGGTGGGTCTCCCATTGGGGGCTTTCATGAAGCTCCCATCCGCCTTTGCCTGATCCTTGATAGCTTGAAGCTCAGGGGATAGGCGGCTGCTGCGGTAGCGCACCTCCTCGTCGTTATCCTCGGACGCTTGATTATCATTAATGATCTCGAGGTCTTCGCTCGCAAGTGGTGGGTTGTCAAATGTTTCTACTACCTTTGTAGCGTTATCCAAGTCGAGATAATCCACGTCAGCGAGATTGGTTCGCTGTTGGGCTATCTTAGTCTTTGACAACCCATCTTCCTGGGGATGACTAATAACCTCAGCGGAATTGGACCGCTGTTTGTTAGCCTCCCCATCGGATGCCTGAAGTTTTGGTTTGATAACGTCAGCGGAATTGGACCGCTGTTTGTCAAGCCTTCCTTCAGAGTCTTGAAGGCTCTCAGTTGCATTGCTATCGTATCCTGCATTAGGCAGTTGTGTGGTGATCCAGCTGAGAGCCTTCTTCTTATCAACCCAAAGCATCTTACCTGAAGTAATCCACTTAAGAATACTCGTAACTCGATCCTTAGGGTAGATACTTCGGATGCCATTGACGTCTATCTCCAGAGATCTTGATGCGGAACTCTTTACGACCCTCAAAGCCACCACGAAGTTTACCCCTCTGCTGTCCTGGAGCTCCGTCAGAACGACAGTACTATCGCTACGAGTGCTACTATCAAACACTGCGATAGGATGAGCTATTGCCTGTGGGAGGTTTTGAATGTCAGATAGCTCAAACGGATGCTCGCTATGATACTCCTGTGAAGCCTTGGTGGCAAGACGTCGTGCCGTTAGCTCAATCGGTAAGTTTGGAACGCCTGCACTACGCAGTGCATTGCTTGGCATACCCAGCGAGTAGATATGCCCCTTGGGTAGAGTCCCTTCAATCTGCTTCTTCAACTCTTCGTTGAAGCGTACATTTATTGCATCAGACGTTTCTTGAAGAGACAAGACTTCATCCCCCTTCTGCATACGCACCCCTTCGTCTGTATCCTTGACTCCAACAGACTCATCATACAGATAGGAGAGCTCTTTCCTCTTGGATACATTAGGGTCTCTTGTTTCAAAATAGCCCGCGTGTACCACAGACCCGAGTCTACCATTGCCGACAAGACGACGGCCAGGCTGTTCGGAAGAGCCAAAGTGTAGATCCCCTTCCACGAAGAAGGATGTAACGCCTAATCGCTTTGCGGCCAAGGCTATGGTTCTCAGATCTGTATATGGATAACTAACGTATTCTCCTCGCCCATTTGGGATAGACACCAATGCACGACTACGATACGCCTTGAAGCTATCCCTTGTCAGCCCTTCGCTCTTGGCATACTTCCATCTGTTGTAGAGGTCTTGCTCTACGCGATCCAAATACTTGGATAGTCGGGTGACGTTGACGGGGGACTCTGTGAATGGGTCGGAGTGCTCACCTCTCGTTTCCGTAGAGATGAATGACTGCCACTTATCTTTGAGGGGCTTCCATGCCCCAGCATCAATCGTTGTCCCGTCCAGCTTGTACGCCTTCCCCTTCTTGTACACGTCGAACTGCGTTTTGTCCGCAATGGCCATAGTTCCGTTGCTGGCCACGGCAAACCCTTCGGGGGCTTGGTAGACAACCATCAGCCCCTCTCGCATTTCATCTGCTCCTACGAACTCCTCTATGTTACCGACTTCTGCGCCAGCCTTCCCAGACTTGGGGAGTGTCACGATATACCCATTGTATCGTTCGCTGTCGGGGGCGATGACACTTGACGTAGCTGTCTCCTTCTTCGCTGTTGCCTTCTTGGTGGGCTTCTTCTTTGTGGTCTCCTCCTTTGCTTCTACTGCATTAGGATTTACCCCACGCATAAGGTCGCTCATAGCCTTGTCAGCTGCGTCTTCCACGGACTTATAATAGTCCATGCCGAAGAAGTCAGCGACCTCAGTCCAAAAGGTTTTGAGTGCTTCCTTGAGGCTATTGAACGCTGCGAGCACACGCGCCTTTCCTACAAGGTCCGTAGCATTCTCCGCCTTCTTCATCTCCTCCTCGATGCGTTGAGCACCGCGCTTGCCCGAGTACTGAGCAAGCACCTCATCTGCTAAGGCATCTTCATCACCCTTGAGTTCGGGGTATCTGCTTGCGATGTCTGCCCACAGCTCGAAGCCCTTGAGTTGCTTCCGTATAGACTTCCACGCACGAGGGTTTACTCGACGTAGAGCACTCGCCCATAGGTGCGTGTACTCGTGGATAGCCGTCTCGGCCGTTGCGTGTTTGAGGTCGAGGTAGATCTTCCCATCCTTGACAAACCCGTACACCTCTCCGCTGCTGGTCTTGAAGAGGCGCACCTTGGATTGAATGGAGATGTCGCTCTCATCGAAGATGACGAGGTTCTTCTTTCCCCCATCGGCCTCAGAAGAGTTATATTGGATACCAACATACCCGATGGAGTGGAAGAATGCGCTGGCCTCCTTATCTGAGCCAAGGTGCGAAGATACCGTACCATAAAGGTCTCTCCATGTAGTAGGCTCTCCTGCGTCATCCACCTCCTGCGTCAAGTCGTCCTTGCCTTGAGGATAGTCGTACATACCCTCTTCGTCATTGCGAAGGATGTACTTCACAAGCTCCCTCTTTACACGGGCGATGTCCTTATTGCTTGGCTTGCTCTCAAAATGCAGGTAGTTGCTTCCCGTATCATCGGGCAGCTCTGCCTCATATACGAAGCCACCACCTGCATAGGACCGAGCGACGCCCTCCTCCTCGGTGAAGTAAGAGCCCCAGCCGTATGCTTGACCACCTGCTCCCTCTCCCATGTGGCTATGGTCAAAGGCTTCAAAGTCAGCATCCGTCCCATGGTAGGCTCGTTGCATCTGCGCTTCACCTGCATGTACGGCATCAAGCACAGCCTGCCCTTCGGCTTCGTCTGTGATAACTTCAATGCCTGCATCGCGCATTGTATTGACAAGCTCATCTCGGATAGCCTTGTCATGTGTGAGCGTTTCGCCCTCTACTTCCTTTGCTTGGCTGAGCTCCTTCTCATACTTGCGGACCAGCATCTTCTTCGCTCTCGCCTCGTCTGCCAGCTTATACAGGCTGGGTAGAAGCTCACTAAGCCCTGGGGCTTTCATCAGCTCAAGATTACTTCGGTCTTTGAAGCCGATGAGGATAAGGGTAGCCTGCCCATGAAACTCGCCACTATCCATGCCGGGGATTGCACCGCTGTCGTAGTAGTCCTTCATGATAGCAATAGCCTGCTCGGCTACGGCTGTGCGCTCGTCCTCCTTCTCTTCAAGCTCTTGCTTAGCCTTAGATAGCAGAGCTTCCTTCTCTTCGATTGAAAGATTATCTTGATTACCATCATTCGCTTCTCCCTCAGCTGTATTCTTTTCGCTATCTTTGCCTTGCGAAAGGGCATTGCTTTGGTTTGATGCGCTGCCCCCAGTCATTCCGCCTTGTGTGGCTGATGGGGAGGTAACATTTGCAGAGGCGGTCTCTGTAGTAGGAGCTTCATTATTCGCGCCCTCCTCCCAAAGCAACGCCCTTTCTTTCAATCTGCTTACCTTCTCGTACCCTGAGGAAGACACACCAAGATATTCCCCGCTCTTCGATGGCAAGACTAATGTAACCGCTCTCTTCCCCGTACGACTACGCCCCTTCTCGATGGAGAAGATGTAGGTGTTGGGCTTGTTCCCTTCTCGTACGTGGTCGAAGTTCTGCATAATATCAACGACGAAGGCGACTGCCTCCTCTTGAGTTGATATACCCAGCTCCTTTGCATGTTGCTTAATGATATGCTGAGCCATCGCCTCGGTCATTCTCATAGGCAATGGCTTGATACCAATAGCTTCAAACACATTGTCCGAGATCTTGACTAAGTCAATACTCCCCTCATTGTTCTCAAAGAAGTTTCCTCCTCGCTTAGCCGCAATAGCAGACAAACGATAACCCTCCCCAGTCGTCTCACTCGCCTGGGTGTCCCCAACTTCGGGGGCTACTTCTTCCTTCTGCTCTTCCTCGGGCTCTTGCTCCTCGGTGGTCTCTTCCTCTGCTGGTGCTGGCTCTGTCGTAGGCTCTTCGGCTTCCTGCTCCGTCTGCTCTGCGACGGGCTCGGCTACCTCTCCTGCTTCCTCCTGCACCTGCTCGGCTGCGATCTCACCGACGGCCTGCCAATGTGCGAGTGAGGTCTCTGCGGCTTCGATACCCGAAGCTACTTCTGCGAGCGCCTGGATCTTACCATCGATAGTATTTGCACTACGGGGCTTCGCCTTCTTAGCTTTGGTAAGCGCCTTCTCCTTATCGGTGATGGTGCTTTTGATAACCTCGAGGGCGAGTGCTGCGTCACCATTGGCTGCACGTAACACAGCTTCGTATGCTTCCTCGGGTGAGAGGCTCTCGTCGTTGGGATCAGCGTGTGAGGTGCTTTCGTTATCTTTGCTCTCAGAAGGCGTGCTTTGAGACGCATCCGTGCCCTCAGAAGCGGGGTCGGACAATTCAGTCCCCTGCGATGAGTATAAGTCTTGATCTACGTCCGAAGTATCAGGTGCGTTGTCGGCGCGCATCCAAAGCACTACGCCTTCTGTAAGCAACCGCTTAACCTGGTTTCTACTCTTCTCCTGATTAGACACGACTACCTCACCTCCATCACGCAGTACAGATACCGAGGTGAAGTGGTAATGACGACTCCCATCTTCCTTTTCGAATACGCGGATGTAGATATATGAGCTGTCTCGTTCTGTCTCTTGCCCTTCCTTAGCCATGCTTGGCTCTTCGACAATAGCGTGCGGAGCTTCAAGCGTTGGGCGGATCATACCGAGCTTACTCTTTCTCCCATCGCGCATCATCTTGAGGAACTGGTTTTCTCCCATGTGAGCATCTCCTATGGGCGTGTGCACCATACCATCCTCGCCAAACTCAGCATACCAATTCTCAGGTGTCAGCTCAAGTTCGGGGGCTATCTCGTGGTTGTTGGAGATAGCTGTAAGGAAGGCTTCGGCTTCTTCTTCGGTCATACTTCGACCGATGATGTCGTTCTCTTCCTCATTATGAATAGGGGTGGGCGTAGGTGCTTCCTCCTCGGCAGCCTGCTGTACCTGCGCTAAGGCTGGTGCTGCTGGAGCTGCAGGAGCTTCTACTGCTCCTGCACTGGTATTGGTCTCAGGGCTGAGGCGCGTACCAACTACAACCCCGTCGAGGTAGTCCTTAGTGAAGAGGTGCACCTTCTTCCCGTCGAAGGGCTCATTAAAGTACACCTCGATATTCCCGTCGGCATCCTCCTCATTGGTGACGTAGGCCGTGACCTCCTCACCTTCGGGGGTGCGAATGGTCAGCTCATCATTGAGCGCATAGCGTGGGAGGCCTGCCTGTTCGCGTTCCTCTCTCTCCTCAGCCTTGGCCTGCTGTACCTGGGCTGCATGCTCATTCTCGATCTGTCGAGCGCGTGTGTTGTCCGCCATGCTCTGCAGTTCGTCGGTCGTCATCCTGTGGGGCACTCCCGAGTAGTCCACATCAAGTGTGCCGTCTTGGCCTACCTGTTGGATAGCGATCTGCTGGGGGTTGCCATCAGCATCGAGCAGGTTATATACTGCTCCCACCTGTGGGGTGATAGTCCCGTTGATAGCGTCGGCCGCTTCCTTCTCCCGTCGTTCATATACGGCATTGACCGCTTCGCTCACTGCATCGTCGGCACTCGTGGGTTGCTCGGCACTGATAATGTCGTCAATGCTGGCGAAGCGCACGACGCCCGTCTCGTTGTCACGCACGATGAAGTCCTTACTGGACTTGTCGGTGTCGATACGTCCCTCCTCATCCATGACAAGGTCGCCATCCTTGATATGCACTTCGACGTTCTGACCTTCTGTACCACGGAGGGTGGCACGACGGAGCGTCCCGTCCTTGTGTTGCTGTGAGCTCACCGCCTGCTCGGCTTGCGCTGCCTCAGCCTGTATGCCTTGGGAGACGCTGCCGATCATACCCTCGTAGGTAGCACGCGCATTGAGGTAGTCCACGTAGGACTGCACCGCCTGCTCGTTGTGCTCCTCTCGAAGCTGTGCCACCTGGTCGAGTGTGAGTTGGTCAGGTGCTCCCATCTCATCGAGAGCCTCTGCATCTACCCCGAGACGCTCTGTCGCCTTCTGCTGTGTAAACTCATACCAGCTACGGGCGTGGCTCATTTCCTCCGCCTCGGTCATCCCTGCGCCCTTGTCGTAGGAGTCTGCCAGCTCGTTCTGTAATGGGTCTGCCTTGGTGTCCTCGCTCTGCTTACGTCGGTACTCACTCATCCCCTTGTAGGTCTGCACTGACTTAGTGTAGTCGAGGATAGCGCGACGCTGCTCTGCGTTGAAGTTGGGGTTGGTGAGTGCGGACTTCACAGCGTCTACCTGCTCCTTTCCATCCTGGAGCAGGATCTGCCTGCGCACGTCGTCCCACGCCTTGCGCTGCTCATCCGTGGTGAGCGTACTCCACACTGCGCCCTCGCTCTGCCCGATCTGATAGCGTGCCATGCCACGTGCACCACCGCCAGCAAAGTAGCCTGCGGTCTGTGCGGCACTGATCACGCCACCCGTAAGTGACACCCCGAGGAAGGTATCGATATTATCGTCCAGGTTGAAGAAGCCCTTGCCCTTGTCGGTGGATAGGTCCTTATCCCCGATAAGCACGGACGCCAGGTCGCTGATCTTTTCTTCTGCGAACTCCAGCACCTTACCATTATAGTGCGCCTTCTTCTCGAGTGCCGTTATAGTGCGGCCGAACTCCGACGCACTGATGTTGTCGATGAGCTCACGTGCGGCCTTTGTCCCCCATCGTCCAGCATCCAGGATCTTAGCCCCAGCCTTACCCATGTGAGAAGCGATTGCCTTACCAGCGGCCTTTGCTCCAGCTCCGACGCCCTTGGCAACGCCTGCCGCGATAGGTGCTAAGGCTTCGCCCGAGTATTCGCTGAAGTTTTCCATGAAGCGCATGAAGAACGCCTTACCCGTTGCCGTGAGTGCGTCGTCACCTTCTTCGTGACCGCTATACTGAGCTCGCAATTCTCCCGTTTCAGGGTCTGCCTTGTAGTCGAACTTTAGGTCTCCAGTATTGCGGCTTACTGCATCTGCTGCCACGTGCGCAGTCCCACTCGTTGCAGTTAGAGCTGCGGATGATACCGCTGCACTCGTCAGTCCTCCTATACCATACTTCACGGCAGCCTTTACGGCCTTCTTGCGTAGAGCCTTTCCCGCTACGTTAAGTCCGAACTTACGAACAGCATAGCGCATAAGCTTTGCTCCGATAGCATTCCCCGATGTAGATACGGGATTGACAGCCATTTCAAGCATGAAGGGAACAGAGTATGCCGACACACTACCAGCTGTATAACCATGTCCCACCTGGCTATTGAAGTACGCCTCGACAGCCATCTTCGTAACCATGGACTGCAGGAGCTTATCTTCGGCTGGCGTTAGCTTCTCACCGAGGTCCGCTTTGTTTACGGCAGCCTTGATAGAGGCCGCCTCACCAGCATCACCGATACCCATATCCCAGGTGCGAGCATCAAAGAGCTTCTGCGCGAAGCCACGGGCTGCTCCTCCTGCAAAGCTACTTTCAAGCCACTTGGAGAATGTCCCCTCCTGCGCGTTATGGTCAGCTTCCGCGATGTAGTTCTTAGCGTCTTGGATATTGTGCTTGGCGAGCTTGAGCATGTAGATCTCAGGGTCGCTCTCCACAGCAAGTGGGTTAGCGTGCATACCCATTGTGGTGGCTCCCCCACCCATTGAAGCACCAGCAGTGGCAAGACCAAAGCGCATAAGGTTACGCGTGTCCTTCGCCTTGGCTGCGGCCTTGTCAGTGAAACTATCGTAAGCCGTCTTTAGGTCTGCATCGATTTCCTGCTCGAGGTCGCGCACCTGGTCTCTGTGGACTTTCTCCATATCAACGTCAGGTGTGTAGATGACATTAGCCTCCTTCAAAGCCTGACGCAGCTTGGGATCTTTTACCGCGTCTATGTTGCCAGCATTGTAGCCGTCTACCTCCTCCTTGCTCAGCTCGGTTGGTCGAATAGCCTTACCCGTCGTCACGTCCAAGAGAGCCTTTGGAGCGGTCACCCCGCCATTGTTGGGGTCGAAGTCAGGGACAAGATCGGGCTGTACCACGTTGACGACGTTGCCATTCTCATCTTGTGCTACGTCTCGTGTGGTCTTGAGCAGGGGTACGCTTGGGTCGTTCACCTCCTGCACAGGGCGCATCTTCTTGTCAAGACGCGGGAAGCCCAGGCGCGCCTTAGGTGCGTGCGAGGGCTTCTTGGGATTTGCGGAGAGGTCAAAGCCAAAGGGAGTAGCGGGCGCATCAGGCTTGCCCGTTGGTGCGAGCTGATCCTTTGGTCTCAGTGGCGTAGGCACTCCCGCTGGTGTTGGCTTTATCCATCCCATGTCTGCCTTAAAGGTTTCGAAGTCGGGAAGCTCATACCCTCCCGATGAAACCTTGTCATATACACTGCGCAGGTTTTCCTCCTTGCGCATATCCTTTGCGAACTGGTCAATGTTTGGGACTGAGTAGCCCATGGTCTCCAGCGTATTGTGGAGTCCTGATAGGTTCTTTTGCGTCTTATCGCTTGGCATGAGTTGCTGGTGATTGGTTAGTAGGCTTTGCCCTTTGAGCCACTGCCCTTATAGGCTTCTCCCTTCGGTGCTTGTTTCTGTTGTGCTGGCTTCGCTGGTGCTGGTGCTGGCTTTGGCTTTGGCTCTATCCTGCGTGCATTTGGAAGTCTCGAAATGGCTCTCTGTACATTCGGGTCATTGATATTCTGCCCGATGATCTTGAGCATTTCCTTCGCGTTTGGCTCTGTGTATGTAGCCTTAGGTCCGAAGCCTTTCTTTGTGCGATGCTGGGCGCGTACCGACTCGGGGAGCTGGTTATATATCTGCCCGATATTGGCATTGTTCAGATCACCCTTGGGAACCTCGTAGCCTCCAACATCTTCTCCATCCTCGTTATAACCTAAGTCAAAACTCAAGGATTCTTTGCTACCACGTCTTCCGCTTGCTGAGTTGGCTGAACGTGTGGCCATAATACCCGTGCGTCGGCTCTGCTCTGCTTCGGATGCTCGGTTGTGTCGCTTCGTTTCTGCGAGTGCATCGTCTCTCTGCTGGATGCCAGCCAAGCCCAGCTTCTCTCGTAGCTGTCGGTTGGCTTCCTTTTCTCCAAGGTCTGCGACCATCTTCTGATACGCCATAGACTGCTTCGCTTGTGCGAGCTGGTGGTCGAGTGCGGCCTGCTCGCGTCGGAGTTGCAGTGCGTCTCTTGCCTGGTCGTTATGATCGTCGAGCTGTTTGGCTCTCATGTAGGCTTGGAGATAGGCGTCGGCATCAGCTTTTTTCGCGGCTCGCAGTCTCTCGTATCTGTCCTGCACACTCCCGAGCATTGTCTCGGTGGGCTTGTATGCGTTGGGCGCATAGTTAGCCGTGGCAACAAGGTTGCTGATAGCTCGCACCCCGTCGCCTATTGCTGCGATAGCCTCACGGCTACGCTGGCGTCGTCGGTCTTTCTCCACCTCCTCGGCAGTGGGAGGGGTGAATGGAGTGAGGTGGCGTAGGATCTCCACATAAGATGTGGGGCGTGTGACCTTCTCCTTGTCCGCCTGGGTGAGTTGCACCTGGGGTAGTTCGGGAGTAGGTGCGAGTTGCTGGATGCGCTTAATAGCTGTAGCCCCGCCACCCTGATTGGGCGCGGGGGCTGTTGCTTGTGGTTGTGGGGTAGGAGGGGTAGGGGCAGCGGGTGTCTGTGAAGGTGCAGGGGCGGTGGTCGCCTGCTGCACATTGGCGGGTGCGTCCTCCTTGCGTGACACCTCGCGCCCCGTGCCCTTCCGAATATCGTCGAGCACTCCCATAGTTACTTACTGCTTTGTGGGTCGAAGGCATTGGCGATCCCTGCGCCTGCCTGTGCTACACCTCCGATAGCCTGGGTGATGCCCTGGGCTCGGTTGTTCTCGATTTGGTTGAGCTGCTGCTGGAAGCCGTCACGACGCTGGATGTACTGGCTCTCGATGAGGTCCTTGCGCTTTGCTCCGTCTGCCGCTATTGCGCTGGCGACGTTGGAGAGAGCCTCATTGCCCGCCTCACGTTCCGCCTGCACCGACTCCTCAGTGCCACCCATGACGGCCTGCACGGCCTGCGCACGCTGGTTACGCTTGGCAATAGCCTCACGGGTGCGCTCCATAGTACGGAGGGCGTCGGCTCGCTGGAGGGCGTCCTCGTTGTAGCGTCTATCATACCAGGTCTGATTGTCACGCATGCTGCTCATGACTCCCTGGCGTGCGCGCTTGGCTGCTTTGCTTGCTGCGATGCCCCCGAAGATACTCCCGATAGCTCCGATGCCTGCACCGACAAGGCTTGCGATTGGTAATGGCATATCTGTTTACTGCTCTATATGTTATATGTGGTGCAAGATAATGTGATAGCTTAGCGCGCACACGACATATAGAGTAAAGCAACATGGCAAAGGGAAGAAAGACGGGCGGGCGAAAGCCTGGCTCACTGAACAAGACGACGAAGCTAAGCCGAGAGCTTATAGTGAATGTGCTTGACAAGTATCAAGAGAGCGGATTGATGAAGGAGGACCTCGATGCACTGCCACCGAAGGACCGACTCGACGTTATGGTTAAGCTCATGGGCTTCGTCCTGCCGAAGATGCAGAGCACCCAGGTAGACCTCACCGCGAATGTGAACAGCGCATCAGTAGAGGACGACCTCACGAAGCTCGCAGAGGAGATGGCATAAAAGAAGAGCGAGGAAGCTGTGAGGCCTCCCCGCTCTAAGCTGGTGACTGTAAAGAAAAAGCTGCTTGGCTTTCTTGTCTACAAAGGTATGCGAAGTTTTTTGGTATCCGCTTTGGACATTTGCAAAGCATTCTTTCTCACACTCTTGTAGCTCCGTATCATTTTCGTGAGGTCACGAAAATGGTTTTATCTTGGACACGCCTTGGACATTTCTCAGCCCAAATGTAAACCTATCTAATTTAGAAGGCGGGTATGAAATCGTCCTCTAAATCGTCCTCTGCTTAATCCTTAATCTTGTATATGCCTGTAATTCAATGAATTGCAAAGCGTAGTTGTACCCAGAGTGGGACTCGAACCCACACAACCTATTGGTCAAGGGATTTTAAGTCCCTCGTGTCTACCATTCCACCATCTGGGCGACCATGTAACGCACACCATAGGCGTACGCATTCGGCTGCAAAAGTAACGTAAAATCGGTAGATAAGCAATTGCAGAGCGCATAGCGAGTAGCCTCCGTCGTGAAGCGGATGCTAAGATGAGGGTGCGGAAGGGATGAGGAGTAAGGACTCCATGGTATTCGGATAGGACTATGGGTAGTGATACCTCACACAGACCCTAAAGTAGTATGCATGACTGCTCTTGCTCTCAGCTCTTTCGGTAGAGTAGACGTACAGGGCAAGCAAGATATTGGGGCCGGCGACGGTCAAAGCTGATGTCACATCTCTCCGAGGGGAGTTGTGACGAGCCTTAGACCGAGCCGTGCACCTAACATGGTCGGCGTATGGATCGAGGTGGTGCAGCCAGCGAGGTATCCCTGGCTGGCCCTATGGGGGGCAGGGGCGGTTTTGGATAGGTTGGAGGAACATGAAGAAAGACCCCTGCGAGTACCAGACCCATAGAGATCCCAGACAGAGTAGAGCCTTGTCCTACTTGTCACAAGCGGGCTTGTGTACGACCCGATAGGGGGCACACAGCTGCAGGATGTTCAAAAGATTATCGGGGGATATTCTGATGAGGTGACCTTCTCTCCGGCTTCGTCCTTGCGGGCGAAGTGATACGCACGACACATTTCAATATCTGGAAGCCACTGCGCGTCTCGGAGAGCGGGGCAGAAAGACTTCCTTCACTACCAGTGCTGACGGGCGATCCGTCGGGTGGGGTAGGTGAAGGTGCACACATCGGAGAGAGCTACCATCAGGAGGAGCGTCTCATAGCAATGTCTTCCCAATCTTATTCCCGAGATTGACACATTGGATCTCATGAGCAGGTCTCCTGGCTTATCACCCTAACTTCTCATTCCTACGATCCTTCCCAAGTAGCTTCGTACTCAGTGGCGAAGGTCTGCCAAGATGCTCGGTGAAGAGCTCGTTGGTCCTTCCGTCGTAGGAGGAGCCTATCCATCATCCCCGTGGGGAGCTGCAGATAGGGAGTGACTTACAGTAGCGGGTACTGCGCCGGATTCACACCGGCTTCCCTTACTACCCTAGGTCCAGACTGGTGCGCTTCACCAGCATAATGTCCTCGGGTATACTCGTAAGACATGGCAAAGTTAAGACAAATATTTAAATAACCTAAGGGCTTCAAGGGGGAGAGCTTGCGTGGTGAGCTCGGACGCTTCTTTATGGATGAAGATATGCCTTTGTAGGGGACTTTGAGTGAGATGATTACGAGGATGGAAAATGAACCAGTACTGGTCGCTGTGTTGACCAGTACTGCTCACGTGATGGATCAGTACTGGTCAGTATGTGCTACCAGTACTGGTTGCCTTCGTGACCAGTACTGCTTCACTTAGCCATGCTGCTAAGCCTATACCTATTTATATATAGAGGACGGGCTAGGCGTCCTACTGCCGAGAAGAGAGACGCGTGCG